AAAAATGAAGTATTATTGAATTGTGTTGATAGTTTAAAACGATATTTTCAAATAGAAAAATGGCAAATAAACCAACCCATTATTTTAGCTGATATAGTATCTGAAATACTTGGAGTAGAAGGAGTTGCAACAGTAGTTAAACCATTTGACAATAGTACAGAACTTATTTCTATTACTAATAAATGGGGAACTATAAGTGGATTAACTTATTCTGATAACATATATGATGTTACATCTGCAACTTTTAATAGTGTAGTTTATCCATCTGTTGATCCTGCAATATTTGAAATTAAACACCCCGATACTGATATTCGAGGTAGGGTAATGGGAGACTTATAATGCATTATTTCGAATACGCAACCAAAGATGCTACATTATATGAGGTAAGTTCAAGTATGAATACTGGACTTGATGAAATTCTTGAAATTAGAAAGGATATGAATGATGATGGTACAGTAATAAATGTTACTCGTGCATTAATTCATTTTGATTTGAAAACTATCACTCGAAATATCAATCGTGGGTTAATCACTTCTGGTTCAGCTACAAAATTTTATTTAAACTTATATGATGCAAATTCTAAACAATTAAATATGTCACAAAGTTTATATGCATATCCAGTTAGTCAGTCTTGGAATATGGGATCTGGTCGTCAAGATTCAAATCCAATTATTGAAGATGGAGTAAGTTGGAAATATAAAGATAATAAAACTGATGCAACACAATGGTATGGAACTTATACTGCATTACAAGGTAATTCTTTTGCAAGTGGAACTTTAACAATATCGAATGGTGATTATGCAAATCAAGAAGTTACTATTGGTGGAGTTGATTTTGTATTTGTAAGTGGCTCAACATCAGTATTTGATAATAGTTCAACAGAAATTTTTGTATCTTCTGGATCTACAACTGGTAGTTCTGTAGCAAATTTAAGAGACGCAATTAATAATAGTGGTTCATTACATTCATTACCTATATCAGCAAGTGTAGTTGGAAGTGGTGCAGATTATTTAATACTTTCTGGAAGTTCTGCAGGAACATCTGCTAATTTACCAGCAGTATCTTCTTCTGCATTATTTACATTTGGTGGAGATTTAACGAAAGCATTAGAAGGTGGAACAGATACCACAACAACATTATCAGGTGGTGGTGGAACTTGGTATAGTGGAAGTGGATATGAAGCATCACAATCATTTGACCACGAACCAAGTGATTTGAGAATGGATGTTACCGATATTGTATGGAAATGGCATCATAGTACAATTCCAAATGAGGGATTTATTATAAAGAGAAGTGGTAGTATGGGTAATAGTAATTCTAATGTTGAAGAAGGTAATACCACGAAGTATGGACATTTTTTATTCTTTGGTAGAGATACAAATACAATTTATCAACCTAAATTAGAAGTAGTTTGGGATGATTCTAAGTGGTCAACTGGTTCTCTATCAGCACTTTCATCTGATAATTTAGAAGATATGGTTCTTTATATGAGAGGATTACGACCAGAATATAGAGAAGCTTCTAAAGTAAAGTTTAGACTTATAGGTAGAGAAAGATACCCTGAAAAGTCATTTTCTGCAACTGGATATAGTACGGGATATACAACAGCAAAATATTTACCAAGTTCAAGTGTTGCTGGTGATGGTACATTTTATCAGATTAGAGATGCATATACAGAAGAAGTAATCATTCCATTTGGTAGTGGATCAAAAGTAAGTTGTGATTCAACAGGAAATTATTTTAATCTATGGATGAATGGATTACAAGCAGAAAGATTTTATAGAATAGAATATAAAGTTGTTAGTGGTAGTGGAACTTCTGATGAAACCATACAATTTTTCGATGAAAAACATTCCTTTAAAGTAGTGAGATAAAAAATGCCTTATTCAAAAAATGAATTAGAAAATCTTCCATTTTATCAAGATTTGGTAACGGGAGATGAAGCTAAATATTTAGAAATGATTGCAAAAAAAACTGAAACTGGTACGGTGGAAGATGGTGTTCTTAGAGAGAATGTTGGTGGAAAGATAGTTTTGTTTGATAAAATAGTACCTGGTCAAGGAACAGATGGTACAAGTTATCCTGTAAATCATACCCTTTCATATACAGATGGATATTTCATATATGAGGAAAATGAAGAAACAAGTAAAATAATAAAAAGAGAATTTACGGAACTCTAATGGCCACTAAAAAACAATTAACATCAGATCCAAATACTGGACATTTATCAAGATTAAATGACAAAGATTTGCCGCTTATTGGTATAGATGGTATAAGTGATGGAAATGAAGTTAGTCCGTTTGGAACACTCACTTCGGATATAATAGAGTGTTGTATTTATGATGTAAGTGATAATTACCTTGCTTCTACTGAATTACAATACCCGTTACCAGAAAATTTAGATGTAGGTGAACATTTAAGAAGTCTCGGTTATGAACGAGGAACTTATAAAATAGTTTATAATTTTTTAAGACGAATTGGTGGTTCATCTAAAACAATTTTAACTAAAAAATCAGATAAGTCTATTTTTAGTGATCAATTTATGGTAGAAACAGATGGTAGAATACTTGCAAGTGAATCACCAACTCCAGATGTTCAAATTCCTTTACTTGACGAGAATGGAAAAGAAATAGAATTACTTGTTCAAGATGATAACTATTTCATTCAAGAAATTTCTCCATCAAGAACTGAAATAAGATTACGACCAAATCCTGCAATACATGATTTAGATTACTTCGAACAATTTAGATTATTAGGATATACTTGTTTATCATATTCAGATGTAAGTGGAGAATCCAACCTTACATTTGATGGTAGTGGTAAAACTGCAACCATCAATGGTAGTAATATATTATTAACAGATGCAATGAAAGGTGGAACTCTTAAAATAAGAGAAGCATTTGTTATTGACTATGAAGATACTCCAGAAGTAATATCAAGATATAATCCAGTAGTTGATTTAGAAACAATTCCAGCAGCTCAAAATTTAGTAACAAATGGTCATTTTGCAAATGGTGATGGAATTGCAGAAGTAGCATTAACTTCTGGAAATCATGAAATTGTTGAATATGATAATCCAGGGTCAAGTAAATATGTTTTAAAAACTTCCACTTCTACATCAGACGCTAATAATGTTTATCAACTTTTATTAACTGGTATTCCTGGAGAAAGTTATATTATGAGTTGTTGGGTTCATTGGGATGAGAATTGGCCACCTATGAATCAACGACAAATATTTAGTGGAAAAATAGAAGCAGGTGGTACTGAACAATCTTTTAGTGATGATAAAAAATTTAATGCGGTCAAAAATATTAATGGAAACGATTGGGAGCAAGTATATCAAGTTATAACTTTACCCACAAATGGTGATGGAAGTTTTAAATTAAATTTAGGTCTTACAGATGATGTAGATAGTGGAAATCGTTATATAACAAATATTCAAGTAGAGGCAGGTAGTGTAACTGCTAGACCAACACCATATATGATTAGTGGTGAAAGAGTTGAAGAGGAAGATTTCCCAACAACTGGAAAAATTACATTTGCAGATACTGATACGGTAAGTGCAACATTTGCAACAGATGATACTGGATTTATTCCACAAATGATAGGTGGTAAACTTACCATTAAAGATGCATTTGTTACAGACCAAAATTTTACTCAAGATGGTGAGGTTATTATAATAGATGATGTTGAGATAGCAAACGCTGGAGCAGATGATATTATAAAA